TACAGGATAGTCAAGTGTGTAAGATGTAGTCGCACTTGTAGTGAAGTCTTGCTTAGCAAAACTTGTGTAAGCGTCTGCTAATTTATTTCCTATATAAGCCATTATTCTCCTTATGAACTAATTGCATCTACTGTAGATACCCAAACATCTAATGATGAAGCTGTGTCAGATATAACCTTTAAAGCATCTCCAGATTGAACCACAAATTTAGCACCACCATCAAGAACTTGAAGTGATGAGCCACTTGGGATTGGAGCATCTTTAACTAGGTAAATATCATTTGCACCATCATTGATATAAACAGATGCGACAACTGCAGAACCTGTAACATTAGCAACTGAAATACCTACAACAGTGTCATAGCTATCAGCAGTAAATAATGTTGCAGCACTTGTGCCTACATCATTGCTTGTATATCTTCTAAAGTTTTGTGCCATATTTATCTCCTATAAATTAATTTCTATTTTTGTTCAAATATTTAATTGCTAATTCTAAGTAATTAACATTGTCTTTTAACAATCCAATACCAGTATTACAATCACTACATAATAATCCTCTAATTTTTCCTGTAGTATGACAATGATCTACAGCAAAAGCTCTTGGTTTATTACGATATTTTCCATTATTATCTATACTACAAATTGCACATTTACCATCTTGTTTAGATAATAATTTCTCATATTGTTCTAATGTAATTCCGTAAGCTCTTTTTAATTTATGATTTTTGTCTGTTCTATAATCATAAATATTCATGCATTTTTTACATACATTTTGTTTTTTATATTTACCATTTTTATTAAAATAAAAATTATCTAATGGTAAATCATCAGAACATTTTTTACATTCTATAGTTTGCATCAGAGAGCAATACTCATAGCAATAGCGAATCCTGGACTTGCTGCGTCTATGTTTGTTAATTGACTACCATCAACAGCAGGTAGTTGTGCTGATCCGTTTAATTGTACTACATTATTAGCTGAAGTTCCAACATCTAAAGTAGATGCTGTTCCTAATCCTGTAATCTTTGTATTAGCTATAGAATTGACAGCTAAACTAATTGTTCCTGAAGATGTAATCGGTGAACCTGTTACTGTAAATTCTGATGAACCAGCATCTGCTACAGCAACTTGAGTTACTGTTCCACCTGATGATGGGAATACTTGTGTAAAAGTAATATCAGAAACACCTAATGTTGCAGAGGTATCAGTTGTGCAAAGGAATAAATCATCTCCATGAGTTGAACCTTCTTGAACAACTACAATTTGTCCTGCAAGTTCTGTAATAGAATCATAGTCTGTATTTCTTGAAGCTGTACCACTTGCAACTACAGTATAAATACCATTATCAGCTACAGTAGTTTGATTTTTAACTAAAACTTTATCACCTGTTACTAATGTAATGCCATCTAATGTATCTCCATTTTGAAGATCAGCAGTTAAATCAATATTAGCAGTTGTTGCAACTCTACAAATAATTCTAGTCTTTAATCCTGCAACTAAATTATCTACATAGATTTTTGTAGCTGCATCTGAATCCGCACTTGGACTTCCTAATCCTGTTACACTTCCACCAGTAATAGATACACCTGAAGCATTTTGAGTTGCAATTGTACCTAATCCTAAAGTTGTTCTTTGTGCTGAAGCATCTGCATCATCTAATAATGCTTTACCAGCAGTTGTTAAATCATAAGTAGAAGCAGTACCTGAACCTGTAAATTGAATACCTTTATCTGCTGCTGAAGTTAGTCCTGCAATTGCAGCTAATTCTGCATCGTATGCTTGAACATCTGTTCCAATAGCAACACCTAAATTTGTTCTAGCAGTTGAAGCTGAAGTTAAATCAGATAAGTTATTTGCTTTAACAAGTTTAGCATCTAATTGAGTTTGTGCATTTGAAGATAATGTATTGATATATCCAAATTCTGTATTTGAAACTGAACCATCATGAATTTTAGTTGCATCAATTGCAGCAGAAGTATTAATATCTGCGTTTACAATTGTATCATTTGCAATTTTAGCCGAAGTAACAGCACTATCATTTATTTTAGCAGTTGTGATTTGTGCGTCAGCAATGTGTGCAGTATCAATTGAACCATCTACATAATGTTCTGAATCTATTTGATCATCTGCAATCTTAGCACTTGTTACAGCATCTGCTCCTAATTTTGCTGTAGTAACACTTCCGTCTGCTAGTGTAGCAGTGGCAACAACGCCATCAGGAATTGATCTGTTTGTTGCTGAAAGTGCAGCCAGGTAAACTGTAATTGTTTCATTTTGTATTGCTCCGCTATCTAATGTTAAATTAACTGTTGTATCAGTTGAGAATGATGAACTTGCAATTGTTCCATAAATTGTACCGGTTGAAGAACCTGTAATTTTGACTCTACGATTTGCATGATAAACTGAAGTAACATCAACTCCTGCTACTGTAAAAGATGTTGCTGAAGCATACGCAATTGTAAATGATGCATCACCATCACCATAAATGACCCATTGGCTATCATTGTACCATTCTCTTGTATCAGCTAATACAGCTCTTAAAGCATTGTTAATATTTGAAGGTAACATACCTTCTGCAATACTAACGCCACCTACTGCACTGTTACTTGATGCTGTACTTGAATAGTCTTTAATACCTGCCATGTGTTCTCCTTAACTTATAAACCAACTGAAAACTTTGTCGGTTTCTACATTGTTTTTATTGATTAAACTGTTCACCGACTCCTCAAGTTGTCTTTGGAAAAACTCTTGAGTTTCAAATGAATATCTAACATTATCTATATCTTTTTCAATAACTTCGTTTGCCATTATCTAGCAGCTCCCTGTGAAGAAATAAAATCCACACCTTGTGCATCAGAAAATGTTGTGCCAGATGCTACTTTTATATTAGCTCTTATATATCTACCTGATGTTCTTATATTATTTAGTCCGTCAGATTGCATAGAGGCATAAGCTGTTGCCGTAGGACTATCAGCTAATCTATTTCTAGTTTTTACTGATACTGTTGCTTCAGCATCTATAATAGGTCTAATACCTTCTATCATAGAAATATATCCAGGATAAAGTTCTACTTCAGACGTTTCTATTTCTATTTCATTTGCTGTTCCTGAATAAATAGCAGCTTCATAACTATTGTTAATTGCTCCTAAATATCTTTGTCCACCAGACCAAAAGTCAGTATCTAATGCAATATTAATATTCTCTAAGTTTTGAGAAATAATATCCATAAGTTCTACAGTATATGCACCAACGAATTGAGAGAATATAAATGATGAACTAGATTCTGCTAATGACCATTTTTGCGTAGCATAATTGTAAATTAAAATTCTATCACAAATACCTGTGGTATTAGATGTATTCTGTGCAGATGGATATAACCACATTGCAAGTTGATTAAACGGATCAACTGTAGAAACAATTCTATCTGAGAAAGCTTTGTTTAAATCTAAATCAAAAAATCTATTTATTTTTTCTGCACCAATAGCAACAATACTATCTCCATTAATTTCATAAAAGCCATCTTCTGCATAAAAGAAAACTCTACGATTATCTTGACAAAC